CGTGGCCGCGCTGACCGAGGCGGGGCGGCTGCGGGGTGTTGACCGTAAGCTACGTGACGCCATCGAGCATCTGTTGTTGTTCGTTGAGCAGGGCGAGCACGGGTGGACGATCGAAGGCAAGGCCGCAACGGTTCGGGCGTGGCTCGATGCGGAGCCGACGCCATGACCACGAAACCCAAGCCGGAGCCGNNNGCGGCGGATGATCTGTGCTGCCTGTGGCAACGAGTTCGTCCAGGTGTGGAACCCGCGGAAGATCCGGCGGAAGTGCGAGCAGTGCCGGAGGGCGCGCTGATTGGCCCGCGAGGTGTGGCGATGCCTGCACTGCAAGGCCGTGCTCGGCACGCTGGGGCGTGATTACTTCGGCGCGGACACGCTAAACGTCAAGCCCGAACAGGCCAGCGCCGTCATGTTCGTGGGCAAGACGTACGCGGTCCATTGCCGATGCGGCGCGGTGCGCGTCTGGCGTGACGGGCGATTGATTGTGCCGCGCCGCTGATGTGGTAGGATTGCGGGTAATACGTTTGACGGTACTGAGGCCGTCGTGTGTCCGGGATTCCGGAGCGCGACGGCTTTTTCGTGTTGGTGGATATGGGCAGAGGACGCGCGACGCCGATCGAAACGATCGAACGGATCAAAGCGACGCATGCCATGACCGGAAGCATCCGGCAGACCGCGCGTGACCTCGGAGTTCCTGTTGCCACCGTCGCCGCCTACGTCAACACACCGTCGTCTGAACAAATCGAACAGGCACGAACAGAAAAGATTGAGGCGGTGATGCCGTCGATCATCGACGAGATTGCCGCCGCCCAACGCGCGATCATCAAGGCGATGCGCGACCCGTCCAAGATTGCCGAGGCGGATATGCGCGACCTGGCGACCGCGTTCGGCATCCTCACTGACAAGCACCAGCTCTTGACCGGACAGCCGACCGCGCGCAATCACAACCTCAACCAAGAGGCAGACCCGGCAACGATCCTGACGCCGGAAGAACTCGAACAGATGGCGCAGTTGCGTGAACGGCTCGCGTCCGGGATGGCCGGCTGATGGTCGCCACGTACGCCAACCCAGTGATGCAGTACACCGCAGACGAGTGGCGGCAGATGGCGGCGCGCAAGTCGCTCCGGCACTTTGCTGCCCGCATGTTCCCGCAGTACCAGACATCGGCGCATATCCTCGAACTGGTGTCCGCGCTCGAATGGGCCGTCAACACACCGGGCGCTCGCCTAATGGTGACGCTACCGCCACGGCACTCCAAGAGCGTGCATGTCTCCGAAAATCTGCCCGCGTGGGTGTTAGGCCGGGATCCGGAGACGCGCATCATCGCCGCGTCGCACACCGCGCAACTTGCCTACACGTTCAGTCGCCGGGTGCGTAACAAGATCAGCGATCCGCGCTATCCCTTCCGGGGTGTTCGCATCGCTGGCGATAAGGCAGCCGTGCAGGCGTGGGACATCGACGGGCACCGGGGCGGGTACATCGCCGTTGGTGTTGGTGGATCCCCGACCGGCCACGGCGCCAACGGGATCGTGATTGACGACCCGATCAAGAGCGCCGCTGATGCCGACTCCCTGACGATGCGTGACGCGCTGTGGGAGTGGTACGAGGGCACCATCCGCACGCGCCTTGAACCGGACGGATGGATCATCGTCACCGCAACTCGCTGGCACGAAGACGACCTGAGCGGGCGCTTGCTTGCCGAACAAGAGAAGGGCGGCGAACAGTGGCCAGCTGTCAACGAGGCGGGTGAGGCACTGTGGCCGGAGCGGTGGACGCTGGACTCGTTGGATCGTGTCCGCTCCGCTGTCGGGCCGCGCGTGTGGCAAGCGCAGTACCAGGGTGATCCTATGCCCGCAGACGGCGGCATGTTCAAACGGTCCTGGTGGAAGCGATACACGGTGCTGCCGCCGCTGACCAACGTGGAACTGTTGCTCGATTCGGCGTTCAAGGAAGGTGTAGCGAACGACTACAGCGCGCTTGCCTTGTGGGGATCGGATGGCAACGGCAGCGCCTACCTCGTGCGCGCGTGGCGGGATCGGGTCGATTATCCGGGCTTGCTCCGGTTGACGCACGACGCCTACGCATGGTCACGCGCACGCTTCCAGGACATCGGCGTTCCGCTCGTGATCGAAGATCGGGCGTCCGGGCAATCCGCTATCCAAACCCTGCGTGAGCCGGTCTACACCGCCAATGGCGTCTTGCCCGCGTTGCCGGTTATTCCCTACCCCATCGCTGCCAGCGAATCGAAGGTGAGCCGCGCTGAGGGCGTGACGGGCATCGTGGAAGGCGGGCGGGCGTTCGTGCCTGAGCACGCCGAATGGCTTGAGGATTGGCTAAGCGAGCACGAACGATTCCCGCTCGGGACGCATGACGATTGGGTGGATACAACCAGCATGGCGCTCCGGCGATTGATCCTCTCCGGACTGAGCGGGGAGTTGATGTGGTGAGCGCACTGACCGCCGTACGCGACTTTCTGACCGGGCGCTCCTATGCGCTGCCCAACAACATTGACTCGTCGCATGTCTACTTCGGCGTGCCGAACGACGAATGGACGCCCGCTGAGTACGGCAGTTACGTTGCCACGTCCAACGCGGTCTACACCTGCGTGAAGCGCCGCGCCGATGCGATCAGCATGTTGCCGATCAAGCTGTACCAGGGCGAACGCGAAGTCACGGGCGGGCCGATCCGGCAACTGCTCGACAAGCCAAACCCGTTCTGGACAGGCGACCGCCTCAAGCACATGACTTCCCAAAGCCTCTCATTGTGGGGTGAGGCGTACTGGTTCCTCGAGCGCGGCATTGCCGGACGGGCAACGCCGCGTGAGATTTGGTGGGGCCGCCCCGATCGGGTCAAGGTCTACCTGGATCCGCAAAACTACGTATCGCACTTCGGCTATGAGCCGGACAACGGCGGCGCGGAAATGCGGTTCGAGACGACCGAGGTCGTGTGGCTGCGCTATCCCAACCCAGTGGACGAATGGTCGGGGCTGTCGCCGCTTGCCGCCGCACGGCTCGCCGCGGACACGATGAGCTCGGCCATGAAGGCGAACCGCAACCTGTTCTCGCAGGGCATCCAGATGGGCGGGTTCATCTCGCCCAAAGCCGGACAGCCCATGCTCACCGACGAGCAGGGCAAGGCGTTGCAGGATCAGTTCAATCGCAAGTTCAAGGGCGTGGAGAACGCGCACCGCTGGGCCGTGCTGAAACTGGACATGCAGTTCCAGTCGTTGCAGATGAGCCCGAAAGATGCCGAGTTCGTCGCGCTCCACCGCATGACGCTTGAGGACATCTGTCGCGCATTCGGCGTGCCGCTGGACCTCATCGGCGGTGAGCGGACGTACGCGAATGCGGCAGAGGCGCGCCATGCGTTCTACGCCGACACGATCATGCCGGACGCGCGGTTCATCGAAGCCGAGATCACTGAACAGTTGCTGCCGATGTTCGGCGCGCAATCGACCCGCGCCGTGTTCGACATGAGCGGCGTTGAGGCGTTGCAGGAGAACGAGGACAGCCGGCAGACGCGCATTCGCGAGAACTGGAAGGCGGGCCTGCTCACGTTCAATCAGGCGGCGGAACTGTTGGGCGTGGACACGATCGGTGATGCCGGCGACGTGCTCGCCATCCCGGCGGGGCTCACGATCATCAAGCCCGCCGACCTTCCGGCCAAAGCCGACATGACGATGACGCCGCCGCCCGATCCGATGGCGCAACAGGACGGCACCAACCCGGATGCCGCGCAGGATGCGCAGAATGGCTCAGGGCAAGAGCAACCGCGTGCGATGACGCGCACTACCCGTGCCGTCGCCTACGGCAGCGACGAGCACCGGCGGCTGTGGGAGGCGCGCGTCAACCGCACTGACCGCCACGAGGCGACCGTCCGGCGCGTCGTTGAGGACCTGATGCGCAATCAGCGCAAGAGCGTGCTCGCCAAACTGACCGGGCGCACGGCACGGGCCGTCGATCCGCTGGAACTGAGCGAAAACCCGTTCGATAAAGCCGAATGGGTCAAGAAGTTCCGGGCGTCGCTCCGTCCCGTGCTCACGCAGGTGGTCATGGACGTGGGTGAGGCGGCGCTTGCCGAGCTCGCAATCGGCGTCTCGTTCAACGTCAAGGACCCGAACGTCGTTCGCTTCCTCGATCAGCGCGCCCAGCGGTTCGCCGTGCAGGTGAACGAAACGACCTGGACGCAACTGAAGGACTCGCTCGCGCAGGGCATCGACGCGGGTGAGGGGATCGACGAACTGGCAAAACGGGTCGAACAGGTGATGGGCAATCGGATTCGTTCTTCAGCGGAAGTAATCTCTCGTACTGAGGTCATCGGCGCGTCTAACGGTGGCACTCAACTGTCGTGGGAGCAAAGCGGCGTCGTCAAGGGCAAAACCTGGCTCGCCGCGCTCGATGACCGGACCCGCGAAACCCACATCGCCGCGCACAACCAGACCGTGCCGCTAGATAGCGACTTCCAAGTCGGTGACGGCTACGGCCCGCATCCGGGCGCGATCGGGCTGGCGGAAGAAGACATAGCTTGCCGCTGTTCGATGACGGCGGTCATTGACGTGGATTGGACGGACTGATGCGCCCGCAATATGGTCATACCGCAGTCAGTGAGAGGTAGTACGCTATGACGGATTCGATCTTCACGCGCGGCTATCGCGCCGCTGACAAACCCGACGATGCGGACATGCGTGTCGTTGCCTCTACGTCCGACGTGGCACGCGACGGCATGATCGTGGATGCGGCGGGCTGGCAACTCGACAACTTCCGGCTCAATCCCGTGTTCGCGTTCGGCCATCGGTACGACATTCCGCCGATTGGGCAGGTCACCCGGATCGACGTGCGCGACGGTCAATTGATCGCGGACGTTCGCTTCGATACCGATGAGTTCTCGCAACTCGTCAAGGCCAAATACGAATCCGGCAGCATGCGGGCGGTTTCGGTTGGGTGGCACACGCTCGACATGCAGCCCGGACGCGGCAAGGAACCGCCACGGATCACGAAGGCTGAGCTTTTTGAGCTGAGCGCGGTGCCCGTGCCGGCCGACCCCAAAGCCCTCAAGCAACATCAACTGCGCGCCTTTGAAGCAATGGGGCGCGAATTCCTCACCCTGACGGACACCGATTCCGATGACGCACCGGACGAGCTGGACTGGCAGGGCAC